GTGGTAGTAATAGGCGATTTTTGTAACCTTATTATGTAACCCCATTTATGTAAACCAAAATTATGTAAACTGAATTATGTAAACTAACAAATATAAATTATAATATGATTCAACAATAATAAAGCTATTTGACATAATATATTGCATTTAAGTTATATACAAAAAGTATAAAAATTTTTAAAAATATCTATTGACATTTTATACATTTTGTAGTAATATATAATTAGTTCAACAAAGAACTATATAAAGAAAAAAAAGAAAGAGAGGATAGAGGAAAGATGAAACAATTACTAGAACTATTATTAGATGTTGCTATATTAACTAAATATCTAGTATACGGACTTCTTATATTAATGTTATTGCAATTAATATGTTATCAAGTTTTTAATTTTAATCTCGTAGAAACAATATGGCAAATTTTATTTGAGGAGGTAAAAAAATGATTGATTATACAATATGTATGACATTTTCTAGATTAACAAGTTTCAAACAAAGTGAAATATTGAATATATCAGAAGAAGATTATTTAATAATTAAAGTGTAATTGACATCAAATAGGAGGTTTTAAGAATATGGAAGAATCAATAGAAGATTATCTACATAACTATTTCAACGATAGAATTTATAGTGAGGTTCAATTCAAAGATTTTAGAAAATATCTAATTAAAATTGAAATATGTACAATAGAAGATTCGTTTGAATACGAATGGGATTTAAAAAAGACAATGCAATGCAACTTAGATTCAATCGTTAGAATAATAGAAAATAAAATCATAAATAAATTTTTAAGGAGAGATGATTAATGGGAGAAGAATTTGTCAGAAAAATAAACGAAAAAATTAGAAGACATTCTTTTATTAGTGTTGATGATGTATATAAATTATTAAGCATTATTGATATACTAGAAAAAGAAAATAAACACAAATCAAAATATATAAAAGAATTAGAAGAATTAAATAAAAGTACAACAAAATCGTATTTTATATATGCAGATGGGGATGTGATTATTAATGCTAACAATGACAATGACTAGGCTACAAATGAATCTAAAATTTTTAAGACTATATTCAGGCGAAATTGATGGAATAAAAGGCACACAAACAATAAATGCAATAAAAGCATTTCAAAAAGAAAATAATTTAGCTGTTGATGGAATTGCAGGACAAAAAACAATAGACTCTTTAAGAAATCAAATAATTGATATACAAAAACAGTTAGGAGTTACTGCTGATGGTGTTGCTGGAACTGAAACAATAACAGCTTTTAATAATAAAGTTGACAGTTTATTTGGAATAAGTTGGGACAGCATAAAACATTTTAAAAAATCAGAGTTTACATGTAAATGTGGTTGCGGACTAAACAACATACAAATAGAAGTTGTAAAAATTGCCGATGAAGTAAGAGAACATTTTAGAAGTCCTGCAATTGTAACTTCCGGAACACGTTGTACAAAGCACAATGCAGAAGTCGGCGGAGTTAGAAATTCTAGACATATACAAGGGAAAGCCATTGATATGTATTTACAAAATGTGAACTGGTACGATTTATTAGAATATTTGCGAGAACTAGAACAAAAAGGAAAAATTAGATATTGTTATCATATTAAAAATTCAGATTGTTGCCATTTTGATATAGAGTAGGAGAATAGATATGTTAAAAATAAGAGATGATGTAGATTTAAAAGAACTGGAAAAGTTTGAATTCGAATACGAAGAAGATGGAGAAAAATATTATTGCAAGTATTTGCCAGATAATCAACATAAATTATTTATCTATGAAGATGATAGAAAAATAAGACAAGGAGATTTTGTATTAATATTTGGTTATAATGAAGTTGAATTAGACGAAAGATGGATACAAGATTTAATCAAAGCGGATTTAGTAGTAAAGGAGTAAATATGGCGATCGAATGTAATATAGCACCATTTATCAATATAGAATTTTATTTAACCGGTGCTTGGGGCGAACAACGTGCAACTCATAAGCACGCAGGAATAGACATTGCAACAGGACTAAAATCAAATGTTTATAATATGTTTGAGGGGACTGTAATTTCTGTTACACATTCTGGATATGGCGGAGGCTATCGGACCAAATATCATAATTCAAGAAGATTCTGGAAGAACTTGGCTGTATGGAGACTTAGAAGAATTTACAAATTGGAATGTAGGCGATAGAATAAAGAAAGGCGATCTAATATCGCAAGAGGGAAATCCGTCTGGGACTGGATCAACTGGAAATCACGTTCATGTAGAATTAGAAATGCTAACAAAAGGCGAATCCTTTAAATATGGATTTGATAATTCAGAAAATCCTTGTCCGATTTTAGGAATAGAAAATGTCGTTAATCAAACTGCATATATTTACAGCGGAGCTGTACCGCCTGAACCACCTGCAAAAAGAAAAAAGAAAAAATTTCCATGGGCAATATATCTAAGAAAATATAGAAATAGACGAACGAATATTTAAATATTCGTTCTATTTTTTATTGACAAAAAAATTTATTTGTGCTATTTTAAAATAAAGAATATATTTGAAAAAGGAGGTGTGGAAATGGATATAAAAGAACTTTTCGAAATGCTGAATTTTTCAAATATTGGTTGGCAAATTTTAACACCAGTAATTTTTTCACTTTTTGATATAATTACAGGAGTAATACAAGCAATAATTAATCATAATTTAGACTCAAGTAAAATGCGTTCAGGATTGTTGCATAAAGTTTTAATTGTTATTGTAATTATAATGTCATTTATGATTGATATTACATTTAGTTTAAATTTTGTATCAAAATTTGTTTGTATTTATGTGATTTTCATGGAATGTACTTCTATTTTAGAGAACTTGAAAAAAGCTGGAATTGAAATTGGAAGTTTAACCGAAATAATAAAAAATAAGGAGGAAACAAAAAAATGAAACTAAGCAAAGATGATTTGATTAAAAAAATCAATGAAAAAGTTTTAGATGAAGATGTAAAAATTGAGCTTATGGAAGATGTAACTGATTCAATAGAAGCTGATACAGATTCATCAGAAGAAGATTCACAAAGAATTGAAGAATTAGAAACAAAATATAAAAATCTTCAAGAAAAATATAAAGAAAGATTTTTAAAAGGTTCAGAAGAACCGAAAGAAACTGAAAAAGACGACGATGAACTTGAAGAAAAAGAAGTCATTGACGTAAAAGAAATATAAATATAGGAGGAAAATAAAATGCCAATTTCAAAAGTTTTAAAAATTAAAAACGACGCAGATTTATTATCATTCATAATAAATCAAACGCCTGAACTTACTGCAGATATTGATTTACCAGTTCAGGGCGAGGGTATCCAAAAATATGGTAAAATTATTGTAAACAATGAACGTTATAAAAACGCATTTTTGAATACAATAAATTTAATAGGTCTTACAATAATTGATAGAAATTATTGGGAAAATCCATGGGAAAGTTTCGCAAATAGAGGTTCAATAAGTTTTGGTCAAACTGTTAGAGAATTATTAGTTGATATTGCTGATGTATTTGATTATCAGAAATATCAAAATGACGGAACACACTTCTTAGAGAATGTAGTTCCAAACGTATACAACTATTTACACGAATTAAATTATGAAAAATTCTATAAAACAACAACATCTGATACTCAAATTGCAATGGCTTTTAATACAGAAAATGGTTTAATGGATTTAATTGAAAAAATCGTTGGTAGTTTGTACGAAGGTTATAAATATGATAAATATATAGTAGATAAATATCAATTATGTAGACGTATTTTAGACGGAACAGTAACTTCAATCGAAATAAAAAACTGGAGTACATTATCTGCAAGACAAAGAGTTTCTGCAATGAAATCAATTTCTAATAAATTGACATTCAGAAGTCCAAACTACAATCCAGCAGGTGCAAGAGTTGCAACAAATTTTGCAAATCAAATAATGATAATGAACACAGATTTTGAAGCTGAAATGACAACAGAAGTTTTAGCAACATCATTTTTCAGAAATGACGCTGAAATGAAATCAAGACTTGCATTAATTGACGGATTTGATTCTTATGATGAGGCAAGACTAGGTGAACTTTTAGGCGACGGATTTGAGCCATTCACAGAAGATGAGAAAACAGCTCTTAGCAAAATACCAGCTGTAATTATAGATGATGAATGGTTTCAAGATTATAACTACTTATTAGATAATGCGTCAGATACAAAAATGACAAATTTCTACAATCCTGAAACTCTAAAAAATAATCACTGGTTACATACTAAAAAGGTTATTTCTACATCTCCATTTAAAAATGCTGTTGTATTCACAACTGATGTACCTGCAGTAACTTCTGTTACAGTTGCACCTCAAGAATCTTCTATAAGTGCGGGGCAGAATTTACAATTAGGAGCTGTTGTTGAGACAACTGGATTTGCAAATAAAGCTGTCGTATGGAGTGTTGAACAATCTACAGGAGATAAAACAACAAAAGTAACTGTTGACATGAATGGACTTGTAAAAATTCCAAAAGATTATGTCACAACTCAAAAAGCACCACAAATCAAAATCAGAGCTACATCTGTATATGATAATACAAAATTTGGCGAAGCTAGCATAACAGTATTATAGTAATTTAAGAGGCTTGCTATCAAGCCTCTTATTTTAAAGAAAGGAGAACAAAATGCAAAAAAAGCTTATAAACTCACAATTAACAAATTATAAAACGTATGAAATGTATAAAAGACAATTATTAACTCTTGCTGAAAATGTTTTTCAATTTAAAAATATGCCTGAATATATAGATACTGCTTTTTTGAATAAAGTCTTAATTAGACAAGGTTGCATTGCATTTTTTGTTGATGAAGTTTTAGGATTGTTAGCGCTTCCTTTTACGTCAATGGGAAAACTTGATGTCTATGACAGACCTGTTGGCATACAAGTCTATGGTCAAAACGGTTATCATAAAGTAATAAAAAATCCTGCTGAATATGTTTTAATGTATGATAATAATGGTCGTTATCCTTTGTGGCTTGACATTTTGCAATACGCTGAGAGGATAGCATTAGACACCAGAACGACAGATATCAACATACGGACAACAAAAGACCCCCAGATTTTGGAAAACAAAAACGGAAAAAGAGCGTACTGTCAGAGACTTAGTAAATAACGTCGATGGATTTGAAAATACTGTTATTTCATATGATAACATAGACCTCGATGACACTGGCCTTGTTTTAGCACCAGCTCCCTTTGTAGCAGACAAAATTGATTTACATAAGGAAAAAGATTGGAATGAATTTTTAAGACTAATAGGTGTTGCTAATATGAATTTTCAAAAAAAGGAACGTAACATTAAAGACGAAGTTTTAGCGTCTCAGGGCGGAACGGTTGCTTCTAGATTTTCAAGATTTGAACCACGAAAAAAAGCAGTCGATGAAATTAATCAAAAATTTGGCGGGCTAATTTTAGATGACGGAACGCCAGTTTTAAAAAATGGCGATATTGAAGTTGAATATTACGACGGCTTACCAGCAAGTCAAGAACAAGATGAAGCAGATTTTATTGAAGAGGGGGTTGACGATGATGGACTTAACAATGAATAATTTTATATGTTATCCTTTTTTACCTCCAAATTGTGAGAAACCGCCAACTGTTTATTCGATTTTAAATTCTATTGTAAATAGTACAAAAGAACCAAACGAGTATACAAAAATAAAAGATTTAGCAAAAGAAGGTAGAAGCACTATATTTGATTTTGATTATCCTTTATCTTCAAATGTTTCCTCGGAAACATTTGAAACAATGATTTTAAATCATTATATGATGAGACGAATCGGATTTGATACAGTAACAGCATTTAAGCTTCAACTAAATGTTAAATTAAATGAAATAATGCCGATTTATAACAAAATGTTCGATAGTTTAGAAAATTGGGATATATTCAATGACGGCGAAAAACAAATAAGAAGCGGTTTTGATAATCGAGATAGTAATTCGAAATCAGAAAATATAAACAATTTAGAAAATAACTCAAATACAAATACAACAACAACATCAGATAATCGTTCATCAGATACACCGCAAAACCAATTAGAAGATGTAAAGAATGGTAATTATGTGACTCAATATAGTTATGACACAAATATAAATTCTGGAACAGATAATTCAACATCTGTCGGTAATTCTAAAACGAATAGTAATACATCTGAAAAAAATAATTATGAAGAAACTATCACACGAACACCTGCAGATAAGATTTCAATTTTAAAAGATATGCAAACAAATATAAAAAATATTTATACAATGATTTTTGATGAGCTTGATGTTTTGTTTTATGGTATAATATAAAAAAGGAGAAAATATTATGATGAATAAAGAAAATATAAATTATGAATATAAAAAACTTTGTCCATTTAAATGGTTTGTTTTAGAAAACTTTCCATTTATTGAGGCAGATTTTGACGCTTTAACTAATTGGCAATTGTTTTGTAAATTAGGACAAGAAATGAATAAAATAATAACTTCTGTAAATTTAAGCGGAGAACAAATTGAGAAATTAACAGAGTCATTTAATAATTTACAAACTTATGTAAATAATTATTTTATAAATCTTGATGTACAAGAAGAGATAAATAATAAATTAGATAAAATGGCTAGTGATGGAAGTTTGGCAAAAATAATAAATCAAGATATATTTAATGATTTAAATACAAAAATAAATAATATTGAAACACAACTTACAGAAGAATTAACAGCAACATTTTTAAGTGGTGGAAAAAACATTGATTTGGGAGATTGTTGCGTAATTTTAGGTACAAAAAATATTATTATTGATTTGGGATTTGATAATCAGTGTACTCAACTTAGAAATTTTTTAAATGAAAAAAATGTAAAAAAAATTGACGCTATTATTATATCTCACTTTCATAGTGACCATATTGGTCAAGTTTCAGGATTAACAGCATTATTAAATGAGAATATAGATTTTTCAAATTGTACTGTATATTTACCACATAAAGGAATTAATTATAATCAATTTCAAGGAACAGAAAAAACAACAATACAAGCAAATGAAACACAATTTATTTCTGTATTACAAGAAAAAAATATAAATTATATTTATCCAAACGAAGCTGATAAAATAAATTTAGCAGAAAATTTATCTATTGAATTTTATAATATCAATTTTGAATATTATAACGATTATTATAATTATTTATATGACGCTTACGAAAATCTAACAAGTAACACCAATTATAATAACTTTTCAATGATTACAATTTTAAAACATTATAATAATTATTTCTGTTTTACTAGTGATATTGAAAAATTAGCACAAAGTAAAAATTATAAAGTATTTAAAAAATGCGATGTATTAAAAGTAGAACATCATTCATTAAATTATGATAGTAATATAGACTATCTAAACCAATTAAATCCTTCTATTGCTGTAATATGTAATCGTAATTATTTAATACCAACAACTTATACACATAACACTTATTACACTTTAAAACAGAAAGGTGTGTCTATATATAATACATCTGATTCAGGTAATATTACAATAAAATCAATAAATAATAAATTAATAAGTTCTGCTGAAATAAAATCACCTATCTATAATGTGAATTATAATTTATATGAAGGTAAACCACTATTACCTGGAGATGATTTGAACGATTTTATAACACCCGGCATATATTATTCTAAAAATGCAACTAATAGTAATCAATTATTAAATCAACCAAATGTCCTTGCTGGTTTTAAATTAATAGTAGAAAAAGTTAGTGTATCAAATAATACTATAAAACAAACAATATTATCATCAAATAATCCATATTGCACAATATTTTATAGACAAAAATTAGAAGGTGTATGGCAACCTTGGTTAACTCAATATTTTTCTGTAACAAAAATTAAAAAATTAGAATCAAGCGATTTTAATTATAACGTTACTTTAAATGATATAAATAATATAAATCGTGCTAGGATTTTAAATAAAATTTGTGAAGTTAGTTTAGACTTTACAACAAACGAATTTATTAAAAGTTATACTAATATTTTAACTTTACCTGTTGAACTATACGATAATGAAAATACTTCATTTATATTAGCAAGTTCAGATAATTTATTATATCATTGTTATATTGCACATCAAAATAATTTACCATATGTTAGGTGTACTAAAGATATACCATCTGGTGCACATTTATATGGTTCTGTGCATTATATACAACCTGCTACACAACTTATACCAAATTAATAAAAAGAGAGGAAATTTCCTCTCTTTTATGTTACAATTTCAAATCCTATAATAAACATAAATGCTGTAACAAATTAAGAGAGTATATAATATACTCTCTTAATTTATTTTTTATCAAAGGGATAAATGGAAACTCTACTAACATTTCTAATTATAATCTTAAATAATTGAATTGTCAAGATTAAAATTTCCAACATTTTCGTGATTATGCCAAATTGTTACACCTCTGCGACATGCATTATTGATTATATCCATAAATCTTGAAGGAACTTCTCCATAACCGATTTCTTCTGCAGAACCAATTTCTACATAATTCCAATATTTTCTACCTTTTATATTTGGCATTTCAATTTTATCGATTTTATACCCGAATCTGGTAAAGTAATCATCAATAACTTTTAAGTTTTCTGTTTTAATTCTCATTTGTCTAAATGTATATAAAGTTCGTCCAGTCGCCCACGTTACATCGCCTGTATTTTGTCCTCCTCTAATATTAGGCAATAATGTTGCACTATAAAATTTTCCAATTGAATTTGCAAGTTGCATTGCTGTATTTGTACCAATATTTACACCTATTTGATTATAATTAGGATTTTTTTGTGCAGAAGATTCAACAGCTTGATTTGCAATACCAAAAATTCCACCTGCCAATGATATAGCTTCGTTAACTGAATTTTGCGAAATCCAATTTAAAAATGCATCACTACTCCATGCACAAGTTGGAAATTTTCCTAATGATAAAGATTCATCATCACATCTCTCCATTTTTTTGTAATTTAGAGGTGTTATTTTACCAGAAGCACCAATCGATATTACAGCTTCATTTTTGAATTTTATTTCATTTTGTCCATAGAAATCTTCATACTTAAATATATTTTGTGAACCTATATTATTTGTAACAAGTAAATAATTGTATGGATAACAAAAACATTTATTATTTTTTGGTGTATAATCATTATAAGATGTTATTTTTTGAATTGTAGTATCAAAACTTATAATATCATTGTTATAAGGCATTGTATAAAATGTAAATGTAGAATTACTAATTGTACAATCATGTTTAGTAAGTTCTGATTCATTAATTAAAGTCGAAGGTACAATAAACATATTTTCTACATCTTCGATATGTTTATCTGAATTTGTTCTTAAAATGAATAAACTAACATTTAAATAATCAGATAAATTTTGTGCCTTAAATAGGCAGATTTTTGTTCCAAAAACTTGTTTATTGTAGACTGAAATTCCTGAATATTGCTCGCCTCCATCTGAACCTTCTGGAATCCATGCTGTTTGAATTGCAATCCAATAATCAATATAACTAATATCTTCTACTTGTCCTTCTTGAACAACATTTTCAACAGCTAAATTTTCATTTAAAGTATTTGAACCGATTGTATCATCATTAACATGTTGTCTATTAATTAAACAAGTTTTTGGTTTCCAATAATCAAACCATGTCGACCAACTATCTATTGTATATGATATTTCTGTATTATAATTTCCTTTATAAATTACATCATCAATCCATGCGAAAAACCATTTATTTGAATAATCTGGATTTTGAAATGCAATATAGTTAGCCTTTAAAGCGTCGCTGTATTTAAAATTAGTCATTATTGTCCTTGATGTTCTTATAAATGAATAGTCGTTTGCTTGTGCTATCATATTTTGATTACATAATTCAAGCATTTGAGCCTCTGTATAATCTAGCACATTTGTGTATTGTCTATCAAGATGAATATTTTTTACTAATATAATTTTAGAATTCATTTTTTACCTCCTAATTTGAAAATCTATTACTTGTTTAAAATCCGTTCCGCACATATCATTTGCGTAAAAAATATTATTTTCCTTGAAGGTCATAAACAAGTTTTTTAATTTATCATTTTTTATTGAAATATTATAGATGTCACGTTGCCAAAACTTTGAAACTTTTACTACATCAGAAAAAACAATTATATCATCAAAAAAATCTTTATTAAAAGGACGTACAAACCAAACTATTATATTTTTGTCTGTATTGTCTTGCAGATATTCTGCCAAAAATTTGAATGATTGATACTGAAAACCAAATCTAAACAAACATTTATAATCTTTATAAGATTTTGGCAAATGTGGTTGTGGGTGCGTCTCCCAAGAACCTTCGTTAATCATTTTTGCGTTTGTTCCAATAGTTCCTGAAGTTTGACCTGTTGACATACAATACTCAACTGCAATTTTAATAGGCTCATTATCTTCGTTTGTATCTGCTATTTCTTTTATCGCGATCGTTCCTTGTTTTTGGTTGCTTATTAAATTATGTAAGCCCCATTCATTTATATAAGGGCAAACTCTTGATATTGTATTACCAACTAACCATAAACGAACTTTTAATCTTTTTCTATCAACTGTTGCGTAAAAATTCATTAGCTTATTTGGTTCATTAGCAAGATATACAGAACGAGACATAAATTCCTCAAAAATAATATCTTCAACGTCTAAGTAGGAAGCACCTGCATAATTTTGCTCAGTCGATAATGCTACAACGTAGCCAATTTTTTCAAAACGTTTTGTCTTTCCTGTTTCATTATCGTAAATTGACAAATATAAATTCTTTCTATATAATGTTATACAATTATATTTTCCATTTGTCAATTTTGGAACATCAACATCTTGAAAATATTGCTCAATTTTTTCAGAAGAAATTTCTTCTTTCCAACGACGCATTAAAATGAATCTTTTTCCTGTTTTCAAATATTTTTCTACAGCTTTTTTATGCTTCACTTGATAGCTTTTACCGTTAGAACGCTCGCCGTAAATTAAATTAATTCTTGCACATAGTTTATCAATCTTGTCAAGATTATAATGAATTGTTTTTTGATTCGCCATTTTCCTCGCCCTCATTTTTTATATATAATTTTGCAATTTCTGATTCAATTTCCTCACGAACAATTTTTGCATTTTCTTTATATTTTCCTTTACCTTGTATTAAATTAGTTCGTTGAATATTCTTTTTATTGCAAATCCCTCTAATAGAAATTTTTGAAAATTTTCTAATATAATCTAAATCATTCATTTTTTTATTCTACTCCTTATAAACTGCTCTTTTTGAACTATCATCAGATAAAAGTTCGCAATATTCAAGTGCTTTGACCAAAACGTATGTAGTCGGAACTAAGCAACAACCGCTTCTATCACAGACAGTATATTTATTTTTTTGATAATCTTCTATTGTAATTGCTTCTTGATTTTCGCAATACATTAATAAATTTTTATTTGTATATTTGAACTCAAAAACAAAATCGTCTTTAAATTCGCTTATATCTTTTAGCCCTAGCGCTCCGCTTTTTAGGAACGCCTGCAACTGTTATTTCAAGAATTTTAGCTTTTTTATCTGTTGTTTCTTGTATGTTCATATCATCTTTTACTTTTGTTTTATCTATCCATTTCGTAACAGCATATTTTTTAGCACCTTGTGTAATAAAGTCCTCGTATTCGCCGTCATTGTCAAAAACGCCTAAAATATGTGATATACCTTTGCTGTCTTTTGGTGCAAATTTTTCAAACGGAATGTCTAAAATTTTTGATACATGTTTTATTTTATTTACTACAAAATTATTGTAATTGTCAATTACTTCTTGATTGTAACCTTGTCTTAATTTCATAGAATCTGTATCACAATAAACTACGTATTTATCTAATTGTATCACATTTTTTAGCAAATTGGAACGTGCAAATGCAGTAACCCAAACGCCATAAGCAAACGATAAAAAACTTTTTTTCTTCTCTTCTATTAATTTATCAATTATCTCCTGATTTTCAAGCTCACGCTCTGACCAATCAGTTTCATTATCATAAATTACTTCATCACGAATCATGTTTGTAACACTCATTCCATATAATGCGTTAAATTTATTTTTTTCTTTTGCATATTCCACTTCCATTCCTTCTACACCTTTATATTTTGTTTTATTTACATATTTTTCTAAAACAAATTCAATAAAAGTTTTTGGAAGATAATCGTAAATAGAATAATAGCTCTCTACTATTGCATAATTTTTAATATCGTATGCGTCTAAAATAAAATAAAAATCAACATCAGTTAACGTCATTGTAAGATGTTCTGCTTCTATTACTCGACCATTATCAAAAACACCATTTTTTATATTCTTGCACTTACTTTGTGAAATAAAATTATTATAGTATTTGCATTTTATATTATCAAAATTAACTACTAATATATATGCAAACTTTTTTATCATTTGAGCTCTACTTGTAATATTACATTTTTGAAATTCTGTTGACGGAAATTGGTGTGTTACTAAAATATACGGATAACTCGATGTAAAATCCCAGCTTTTAATATTGTGCAGAATCTCGTCAGTAAAAATCCAATTCGAATGCGTATATCCTCCTGCAAATGCTTCTTGAAGTAAATTATAGATATGCGGATTTGTATTTACAGCTTTTTTTACTTTAAATTTATATTGATAATCGTCTGCAATACGTTCTTTTAGCTCACGTCTTACGTGACCTGTTGATGTTATCGGAATTTTATCGACTCTTTCGTAAGTTTCAAGTTCACGTTTTATATAATAATATACAACTAAACAATCATACTCGCAATATCCTAATTCTTTTTCTGTTAACTTTGTTACTGGTGTTCTTATTTTAGTATAATCTAGGTCGCCAACCTTTTTTTCAACTGGCAATTGAAAAATTTTTGGTAATTGTTTTAATGCACAATTGCTCATCATATAACTACATCTGAACTCGATATTATAGTCTTTAAGTTCACATTTCATTACCTTATGTGCTTTTCTCGCTACTACATTTTGAAATTCAAATACGCTTTTTAAATATTGAAATTCAAACGCAAGATTATGTACAAAAACAATTTTTTTAGCTGAATTGTAAAAGTCTAATTTGATAATAAACGAAATAAATTCGTCCCATGTTCTGCCATAATAAACAGTATCATTAATAGAAAACATCCATATATACATACAACTTTTAAATTCTGCCTGTTCCTGTTCGTCTTTTGTTAATTTTAAATATTCAATGCCAGCTTTTATTTTTCCATTTAGAATCAAATACGATGTTGTTTCTATATCAAAAGTATAAATTGTATTGTCAACTTTTTTCTTCTTGCCTTGAATATCTCCAAAATATCCATTAAAATCCCCACAATAAATCATAGTTCAATCTCTCTTCGTTTTGTGTCAATAGCACCAACAATATAATTAAATTCGCTATCAGATATTTTATTATCTGCTTTTAAATCACTTATTATTGATTCGACTTCTTCTAAGTCGCTAATAGATTCTGCATTATTTATCAATTCAAAAACATTACTATATAAAACTTCAATTTCATTTCCGTTGCCTTTATAAACATATTTCATGTATAATTTTCGCAAAATGTCATCATAATTTCCTCGATGTCCATTATACTTTTTTACAGAGTTCATAACAGCAACAAAATCATTAAATGATTGATTTTGTTCTCGTGCATTATCAGTTACTGCCTGTGCGTCTGACCCTAGAACGAAATTTGTAATTTGATTTACGTCTTTGTCAGTAAATATATTATAAAGAACTTCTGCTTCTTCTGTTGTAAGTTCCTTCACATCAGTAGAAAATCTTACTCTTAATGTTTCAATTGCTTTTTTCTTAGCTTTTTTTATTCCAGATCTAGTAGACAATTTTGAGTTTAAAAATTGATTAGTTGCTTTTATTGTTGCTTTCATCTGGATTTCACTCATGGATTTGTTTACTTTTACACGTCCTTTAAAGGTCCAAGCTTGCAATGGTTCAATTGCAAGCTTGTCTCTTAGATTCCTTATAGCTAGATTTTCACTTCCAAACTCACGTTCAAGTCTTACAATTCTTTGATTCGCTCTTTTAGATAACTTTTTAAGTTCTGCATATAGTCTTGCTTGTTCAGCTGTCATTTCAACTTTTCTAGCCATAATATTTCCTCTTTTCTATAAATTTAAATTAAAATGGTAATTCATCGTTATTTATAGTTTCTTCTTTTTTAGTTTCTGTTGCTCTTAGTTGTGGTACTGCTTTGTATGTTTTTCCTTTTGATGTTTTTACTTCTGAAATTCTTACTTGTGATACTTTTCCAAAATATCCTTTTACTGATTTTTCAAAAATCTCACTACCGCTTGATACTAAACCGTATTCCTCTGTATCGTAATATCCGATTGTAAAATTCTTGTCATCTGTAACAATTTGACATTTTGCATATCCTAAGATTTTAACTACGGCTCCTACTACATCAGCTACTTTTACAGCTGTAATATCTCCGTTTTTTGCCATTTCTTCGAATAATTCGTTGTCACAACTTCCTGTCTTTTCTAGTACTGTTACTTCATACTTTTTCTTTCCTTGATTTTCCATAATTTTTTTCTCCTTCTTGCTATTAGGTTGCAACCCGCAATTTAATGATTTTTTTCTTCGTCAGTTAATATCTCTTGCTGACACTTATATATTACTACAAAATGTATAAAATGTCAATAGATATTTTAAAAATTTTTATACTTTTTGTACATAACTTGAATGTAATATATTATGTTAACTGAATTTATTGCTTACGGTTCCTGTTTCTCGGTTTACATAATTCAGTTTACATAATTTAGTTTACATAAATGGGGTTACATAATAAGGTGACAAAAATCGCCTATTTCTACCAC